TTGATTGCTTACATAGTCTTCATTAGCCCGCTGCGCTTCTGGACTCTTCCCATTGCCCGAATAAGCATGATTTAAAGCTAGATTAGCCGCATTTTTGCTACCGACCTCCAAATTCGTTTTTTGATTAGCATATCTTTCTTGTGCTAATTTTGTCTTTAGGGTCGTTGATTTTTGAGAGCGAGCGTCATTTAAGCGGGTTTTAATGAAATCATAAAACTCACTTGGCGAATTTTGCAAAATAGCTTCTTGAAGAGCCGCCGTTTTTTCATCAAATTTTACCGGATCGTGTTGATACTTTTCCGCAAGCATGGACAGGTTCGCGTTAAATTGAGTTAGCCGCGCATTACCTTGCGTTTGAAATAACGTATCTCGATATCTCTGCGCTATCCGTGGGTCTTTATAGCCTCCTGTTAAATCAAACCCTGATGTTAACGGTACTAACTTACCATCTTCACCTATGTTACCTGCTTGTTTTCGACCTAAATCTTCTGCCGCTGTTAACCCCTCTCGCAGTTCTTTGTCTTTTCTTTCAACGGCCATATCGCCAGCCCAACCGACAAGCTCTTTGCCCATTGAATGCATTCCACCGAATGAATCAGCCATAGCCGCACCGCCAGAGCCAACGCCGCCCATAGATACTCCAGTAAGTATGGAGCCTTTGCCCTTTGGCTTTAATGGAACGCTCATTAGCTTGCCGCCATCATTGATCTGCCGCCGCTGACCAAGGAGCTAGCTATTTGAAAATTACGCTTGGAATTCGCTGCGCTTCTTTGCAAAGCATTATCTGCGCTTCGCAGTTGAAAGCCTCGTTTTTGAAAGCTTCTTGTCAGCTTGATATTTTTGATATCGCGATCTGCATCACCAAGTGTCCGCTTTTTAATTGCTTTAGTTGTGCCTGACCCATCGGTAACACGCCCTTTCCCGGCAAGCGCCACTCGCTGCATAGATAGCGTTTCAGATAGCTCAGCGCGGCGTTCTGCTTCTTGCTGCATCGCCTGTATAGCCATCATGTTATCTTCGTCTTCCATTGCAGCTTGCTGCATTGCTAACGAAGCTTTGGTATATTTGGCCTGTTGTGCTGAACTAGCCGCTGACATCGCTGTGCCAACAGCAATCATTGCAATTTCGGCGCTAGGCATTTTAAATCTCCACTTCTACAAACACGCCGTTTAGCGTCAAAGGCAAAGGCACGTCCTGCGTAATAGTTACAGTCGCTTGATCTGCGCCTTTCCACCCCAATAAATAGAACTCTTCATGTCCTGTTTTTGACACTGGCGCGGCTGAAAGATCGTCTGTTGTGTTTCGGATCAACAACCGACTTCCATCGACAATTATGTTAAAGGTTTCGACAACATCGACTATGCACCGAACAAGCCGCACAGGATCACCAACGCCGGGGCCAGTTCTTAAACTCACCAAGGCCGGAAGCGTTTCAACTGTTGACGTAAAGTTTAGCCCGACTTGTATATTATTAACGGTGTTGCTCGATCCCAGGTCTAAATTGCCACTGCCATCTACCGTAAAGGTGCCAAGAAAAAGCGACCTGTCAGTAGTGACATGCACCGTTTGATTGGCGAAATGCGATAAGCCTGTCCATGTGCTTTGTACGCTTCCGTTTGTTAAGGAAACGACTGAATCCATATCCAGTGATAAATCAAAATACTCAACGAATAGCTCATTGCCGCTGCCTAGATTGCGTTCGCTCACAAGGTACATGCGGTCAGCAATGTTGCTGATTGATTTAAACGATCCTGTCGTAGACCACTGAGACCAACCCGCGATCTTATTTTGACGCTCGGAAATAAACACCGCCACGGTGCCGTCAGAATTTATAAAGTAAGCGTATTGCTCTGCCTGTCCTGCTTCGCCAAGACTCACATCAAAATAAACAGGGTCTTCAAGCAAATGTTCCGATAGATAATTTAATGCATCTGCCCGAAACGATTGCTGTATGTCATCAAACAAAAACTCCCGCACTGTTGCTTTGTTGCGGGTTAGGAATATAACCCCGCCATCAAACTCTTTAGGCGGTATCTTGCCACTGCCGTAGCGGGTTTGTTTTTTATAGGCAATATCCGCAGGGCTAATAGAGGCTTCATCCGACTTTGGGATAAAGACTTCCATTGATTCCGTAAAAATCGCCAAATGATTAAGCGAAGCTGCACCGACAATTTGCAGCACTTGATCCTCAGAAATCTGCTCTTGGATACTGTCGGCGGGCTCAGCTTCACCAGCATCAAAATTAAAGAATGCCGACACCTTTGAGGCGAAGTGAAAGTTAGGAAGATCGCGTGATCCAAAGAAATGAAGCCGCTGATCGGAAAACAGACATACTCTAGCGTGGCCCCTGACAGCAGAGAACACCTGTTCTTCAAAGTCTGCTTGAGCCGCTGTACCGCCAAGCGTTTCTCTAACCAGTGCTGTTGCGGATGTACCGCTCGCAACGGCAGTGATTTTAAATTCTTTATATGCAACAGCGCTTCCCGTTCCGTAATTAACACGGCAAATTGTGTTAACATGGTCTGACGTAAACAACGCTGCTGACGCTGTAACCGTGATGGTGCCGCTTGTGGCGCTAAAGGCAAGCGTTACCGCTGCATCTGAAAACTTGTGATACGGCTGGCGCAATGGTGCGCCTGATGTGTCTTCTTCAAAAGCGTATGCTTCTAGGCTAAATGTTGTAGCGGCTGTTCTTTTAATCTTCTGCATCGGCATGTCAGGATGAGAAACAATCATCGTGTCGCCGGATTGCGTAGTATAAAGACTGCCTACTTCTGATGCTGTCCAAGGGCAGCTTGTCAAAGCTGTGCAAGCTGTTCCGTCTCTGTGAAATATATCCGCCCGACCTGCCGAGAATATAAAAAAGTAGGCTTGATCGATGTTAAAAAGAAAGCTGGCAGTTTGAACTGCATTGGTATGGGACAGCTTTGCTATATGCTTTGTGCCCGGTCTGCGGGTTAAGCCGCCCTGCACTAGCTGTCTAAGGTTTCTGACCTGCTTTGCACCATTTTCATATGCCGACATATCAATACGCGACGACATACGAGGCGAAAGTTCCCCGGAAGAAAAATTTGTCCTAAAGCTAAAAATTCTGCCCATTATTATCTCGTCTGGGCAGTTAATCGAGTCAGTCTAATAGACTTGTTACTGGTTTGCTTCCCAACACGCGCTTTTGCTTTGGCAAATTGAGCTTCAGCCTTTTTGGCAAACGCTTCTGCAATTTCTTCTTTTCGCGTAATAGAAAGCGCATATGCTTCAGCCAATGCGAGGACAACCCACATGGTAAACGCAGGATGCCAAGTGCTTTCATCAGCGCGGTATGTAAAATCTATAATTACTTCGTTTTCTTCGTCTGCATCTACAAACAGCTTGTCTTCAAAAATGTCGTATTTTTGCTCAACGCCATTAACCCTAACGCTTTCAATCGTCATCGGCGCGGGGCTTGTGGGAAGCTGAAACGCATTATCAAAGTTTACGAGTGGCGTACCTGTGACCATTACCAACTGTTGTGATCCGCTGGCAAAGTCCCAATAATTGGCGGCCAGACAATCTTCTATGACTGTTTCATAGATTTGCCGACTGACAACTTTTTCGATTTCAGAACCATCAAAGGATGTGATCTGGTTAGCTCCGACCATGACCAGAGCCTTACTAGCAACTTCCGGTTTGGTTAAAGCCATTCGACTTCTCTATTTTTGGGGACGTAAAAAGGTAACTTTGTTCGGCTTGAACAATTCCAGCGCAGCGCCGCCTTTCGACTTGCGTATGCGGGAAACAGCAGAGGCTTTCGCCCCTGCTTTTTTCCGTCTTGGCATCAATCGGTATCCGTTCCGCCAAGAGCATTAAGATCGGCTACATCAACAACAGTCCCGTTGTTTGCATTTACGATCATGTGACCGAATGCCGGGGTGCCGTCTTCATCGGCAGATACATAAATGATGTCGCCAACATTCAGAATATCCGCTGATGCATTGAAGTAACCTGCACTGTCAATTACAGCCGCAGTATCATCGCTCCGGTACGACCAAATCGACCGTCCGTCGCCATAAGCCAACAAGGCTAGTTTTGTAGTTACATATGCCATTGAACAAACTCCTTATTTTTTGAGGTCTGCTTTGAAGCAGCCGTTAGCGTCAATAAGGACCGCGTTCATTTGCATTTTAGCGAGGCTGAAGTGACTGTCCTTCGTATTGTAGTATTGAAGGTTCAGTGACACGTCTTTACCCACCGCATGTCCGACAGCAGTTCTGTGATAGAACAAGCCACGGCGATCCGCGTCGGAATTGATTGAATCAAGACCAGAGTGCGGAATCCAAGTGAACGAAAGCCATTTCTTAGCTTGAGTGCCTTCGCTCAAAGGCATTTCGTCGGTTGGGACATAATCCTGAGAAGCAAACTGATCGAGAGAGAGCAGTTGCGTCCAGTTTTCCCAAGCAACAATTGCAAAACGCTCTCCATCATCGGGAACATCGTTGTTGCCGAAGTTTTCGAGCATCGTCATGCAATAGGCTAAAGTGATACCGTTAGTGGTTTCGTTAGCCGCGCTTGACGTAGTTTCACAAGCGTCAATGATTTGGTCATCGGTTTTCCGTCCCAAAGCAGCAGCACCACTTTGTTGGGCAACCATGAACTCATCATGCTCGACGCGAAGCAGGTCCATGTCGTCAATCCACTCACCTGCGAACCAATCCTCAAGGGTTACGTTCACATTTGTGTGACTGATATTCATAGGTTTGATGTCACCAGCCCTAGCTTTTTGGCTCGCGGCACCCTTACCGGCTTTTTGGAAAGTTACTTTGTTTTTTGTGGCAGAATTACGGGTACGAACCGTGTTGCGAAGCTTGGAGCCCATACGCTGATAAGCGAGCTTAATTCCGGCTTCAAATTCTTCCACAAAAGCAGTTGAGATGGTGTTTTCGTTTGCCATCGTTATAGCTCCTGAGAGTTAAAGATTAAAATCCGGTTAATCCCGCAGCGTCTTCGTGAGTTAATCCTTTCGGGCTCAGAGGGGCGATTGGGGCCGTTGAAATGAAATTGGCCCCAACATACCCTCTTGGTCTATTCACATTGCTATCCGCGAGCTTCGCGCTCTGCCAACAACGCCCACGCAGATCGAACACGTTGCAGGGTCGCCGCGTCACCTCGCCTGTACTCAGGAGAGTTTTGTAGCTCGGCTATGTCTGCGCGAGTTAAGCGTTCTTGGAAATGACCAGTGTCTTCACCGACCATAAATTTAGGCTCGCCCGCTAATTCCATGATTTCTTCAACCGCTTCAATCATTTCTGACTGAACCGCCAAGCCGCTCATGGTTTCATATGCGCCTTCCGATAAATGCCGTTGGCACCATGAATTAACACGCTCGCAGCGCATATCGGAGTATTCGCCTAATTTTTGCTTTTCAACATCGTAATCCGGCACTTTAGCCAAAGATGATCCGATGTAGGCTTCAGCAAGCTCATTAAACTTAGCTTGAGGCACATTGTATTGATGCAAAATATCCTTTGCTGTCGTGAGCAACGGATCATTTTCATCAACTTCAAAATTATATCCTTCTGGCAATATCAACGGATCAAGGTTGAGTTCGTACCCGCTGGCTTCTTCTGGGACGCCTTTTGGGATTTCAGACCGTATGTCGTTTGCAACTTCTTCTCGCAAATCCTCAGTACGCATAAAAATGCGGCGTTCTGCTTGAGTATAAGCTTCCGACAGGCTTGCACCCATTGCTTCGTGATTTAGCGATCCGTCTTCTTGAAGGTATTGAGTTCCGTCACCCCAAAGCTTTTGTGGAAAATAATCGGGTTTGTTTGGGTCTGTCGCTTCTGGCGCGTCCGCGCTTTGCGCTTCTGCTTCAAGCTGGGGTTCTTGTTCGGCTTCGTTATCTTCAGCAACTGCTGTTTCCGGGTCCACTCTTTAAAGCTCCTTTCCAAGCTCTGTACGTTTGCGGATTAGTCCGACAATCCAGCATTGGCCGGATTGGTGTTGTACGACTTCATTGGATGTTCCCGGTCCTGCCGGTGAATGCATCGTTATGTTGGTAAGATAGTTAAGAACTTCCTGACCTGCGTCCTTTTGAAAAATTTCAGCAAAAGCCGCATTAATACGCGCTTCAACGTCAGGGGAGTATTTTCTGCCATCAAGACTTACTTTAACTGCCATAAAATTTTGTTATTACCCTTTGGGCCCCATCTGACCCATCATTTGCATGATATCTTCTGGTGCAGCTTGGCTTTGTTCAGCGGCTTGCGCGGCACCTTCCATCATTTGAGCCATTTGCTCTTTAGATACGATCAGTTTTGATGGAATACCGTGTAATTCAGCAAGGTATTGAGCCGTTTCGCCATATTTCATGGCGCTTGCGCCCATTTGACCAAACATTCCCAGCAATTGCTGGTTGTAGGCCAACAATTCTTGAATATCTTGCTGTTTTTGAGCCCTTAACAAAGGCGATTCCGGGTAAATGACGATTTGGTTGCCGTCAACCGCAGGTATATCAACAATTCCTTGGTCATTCAGAATATAAACGGCTCTACGAATAAGGGGGTTGAGCAGTTCGGTTTTCATCCGACCTTGCACGGTTCCCATATCGGTTGCCGACAAAAACCGGCGTTCCATCACTTCTGTAGCACTTAGGGGCGTTTTGCCTTCCTTATCAAAATCATCAACAAACAAGCCTTTGCGAATGTTTCGTTGACGTTCTTCAAGGGTCATCTGCCCAATATCAAATTTTGATGCTGTCGGCAGAACATCGATGCTTGATCCCGGTGCGCGGGGGATAAACGCTCCCGGTTCAATAAATACGTTATGAGGGTTAAACACGCCGTCATCGTCGTAGACATATGTGCCAGCCAATGCCATCTCTGCGTTCTGGAGGATCATTTCCATAACGTGATTAACAATTTTTACCGTTGGCATTACTTGGAGTAGAGGACCGCGTCCGTATAACTCCGAACTGGATTTAGACCACCGTGCGGTAATCATAGGGCAAGAACCATAGCCCTCTATTTTGTCTTCAACGACAAGCTCACCGCAGTTAAGCAGAAACACACGAAACTTATAGCATTCGTACTTTTTGCTAAAATCTCTAACAAGCTCGGTTACTACGGTATCCGACAATGACGAGTCTTTCGCCATTTTCTCGCGAAGCTTGTCGGAGTATTTAATCCGGCTTTTATATTCCTGTTCGAGATTGGCGAGGGTTTGCTTTTCCTTCCAGAAATACCATCCTTTCGGAAATCCGTTAGGACCTTGCAACAAAGCGTATTCGGTTAAGGGTATCGACTTAAACTTAAACTGACCCAGATACTCTCCCGGCTGCATGTAAATAAGCATGGTGCCGATAGCCAGGTCTTGCATGGCTTCATGGCACTCTTCGTGGAAATTAGAGTTCCAGATGCTCTCATGGATATACTGGGTTAACTCATCCAGCATTATCTGAGCTTCTTGTGTGCGGTTCTCTACCGCGATATCCGGCCCAAGTTTTAAATGGAACGCACGGGCATTTTCTGGAAACAAACCAGACAGAATACGAGACGCGAATTTTGGTACAGATTGAGGTGCCGTATCGTCATAAATCAAGTCTGTCCGTTTTTGACCGGGAACATGACTGTGAAAAGAACTTCTGTTGGGGAAGCTGTAATCGTAGGCTTCCTCCCACATCGAAATCCAGTTATCCCGTTGCTGTAAGGCAGTACGGAAGCTTTGCAAACTTTCCTTTAGCGGAAGGCTTGCACCGGGGGGCACTTCAACTTGGTTGTATCGAAGCGTCATTAGTAACCTTTCTTGCGGCGTTCTTGTCGATGCTGCTTTTTAAGAAGAGACATCCCTTTGAAATCGCCTTTAAACAAACTTTTGAATTGCTTGGTTTGATAATCCGCACTGTGTTCCATTTCTTTGCGAAGTTCTGATCTGGAGTCTGCAACCGATTTAATTGCACTGCCGACTGCTTGAACTGCTTTTTGCGCTGTTTTGTTTGTCGGCGGCGTTGTCGTTCTTTTCTTGCCCGACGTATGCGCCCCTCCGGAACCAAACACAGGATCAATTGAACCGCGACGTTTTTTCTTCTTAGGTGGGCTTTTGTAATGATCTGGCATAATTACCTCGTATGCGGGTTTGCTCTTGGAGGGCTTTTCTTGCGTTCAGCCTTTAAAGCGTCTTTGTATTTTTGAGACGTTGGCTCTGTAGCCTTCTTGCCCTTTTTCTTTTTAGAGCCATTAGAACCGGTCATCATGCTGATGCCGAAGTCAAAAGTGTTTCCACCAATCCCAGAGAAATCAACATCACCTACTGTTTTGTGTGCGCCAGACGCACCAGACCCTTTACCCTTTTTTTGATACACTGCGTTATCCTCTTTGCGTATCGCCAAGCGTAGTGGCGCTTCCAGATTTGTTTTCAAAGCCAGTAAGACCGGCACTCATTAAAGATCGAGCCCCACGCAATCCTTTTTGGCGCTGTAGCCTTGCCTCTTCTATCTTTGCTTCTTCATCCGCTTTACGCTGCGCCGCTTCCGCCGCTGCTGCTTGGCGCTCTCTTTCAAGCTCCGCAGACCGATCCGGTACTTTAGGTGCGCCTCCAAATATGCCGCCCATTATTCGACCTCGTACAATTCTGCACCATTAAGCATCAGATGCTTCCGAAGCTGATAGGGTGTCAGTATCAGCCCTTTCAAGCCGATCAGATGCTGTATGGCTACGACACAGGTAACGGGCCAAATAGCCGGGATATACATATGAAAATTCGATCTCTTCCGCTTTTGTGAGGTTATTTTCCATATCTCTGCATTCTCCAGCATCCATCCGATTACTGGCGTAAACTCCCACCGCGTGTAGGGAGTAATCTTTAAACGGTTTTTCGACCATTCAACGTAAAGCCATACCTTTGATTTCGCGTCGTACCGATATGCGATGCAATGTTGGTACTTTGGCTTTTTACGCGTAAACAGTCGCCACCAGCCATGCACATTGTTACCGGCAAACGCGACGAACCAGAAATCTGACGGTTTCTTGTCAGGTAAAACGTCCTGATCTTCTTCGCTCATGCATTTTCCTAAAGGGGCTAAAGCCTCGAAATCGGCCCCTGACAACGGATGCTTCTTCACCCGGAGCGCGGCCTGTTGTAATCCGAGTGCCTTCACCTCCAGCCAGCATTAAATATTGCAAGGCATCGTGCGGATGTGAAAAACGGTTTTTGTTGGGCTTGTCGTCGTATTGTTCGATTGAGACTTGCTTG